CAACACAAAAACATCATTGCATAATTACACACGTTCGAGATCAAAAAGCCGAAAAAATGAAAGATGGTAATTCGTATTATTATCCATTTCCTTCAGCTAGAGATTTAGCAGGTGGTCAAACGTGGTTTAGAAAAGGAATGTCTATGATAATATTTTGGCGACCACCTGAAGGAATGGAATTTGAAGCAGGCGTAATAGCAGAAGCAAATGAAGTTCATATAAAGATTGCAAAAACAAAACCAAAAGGAACATCAAAAAACGGAACGTATCGTTTTTTCTTGAATTTGGCTAGTTACCGTTATTACATGAAGGACTTTGTAGGACGTGAAATTTATGCGCACCGTGGCGAATACGATACAAAGCCCCAGGAGCAACAAATAAGTTTTGGAACGAATTTTAAACCGCTTGAACCAAACGAAGAATTTGATTTAACAAAAGTAGAAACAGAAACACCTTTTTAATTTATGGAAAGAATAGAGTATTGGCAAACGTCGTTAGATACGAAAATAAACCTTTCTGACGCGTTTTTATCTGATTTATGCGTAAAGTATTGCGAACAAAAAAATAATGCGTTAGAAGTGAAAAAAGCGGTGCAATTTTCTGAAAAGGTTTATAGAGTTCAACAACTGTTTAATGAATTGCGTGGATTGCTACGAAAAGCGAGTTTAGACAACACAGAATTATTAATGCGAAATAACCAAATACAAACGCGTTTAATTCAGTTTGAGCAAACCGATAAAGCAATGGAAAATGTGAGCCGTGCAGAAGTTGAAAAACAAATCAAAGCCGAATTAGAACAAGAATTTAACAACAAAGTTTTGGAGTTCAAAGATAAATATCAAATTCGCATTCAGGAATTAGAGATTGAAAACGATCAACTTTTGAAACAACTAATTAGAGAAAACAGATGAAAACTATAAAATTCACCTACCGAAAACAATTGAATGAAAGTTGGAGTTTCGCGAGTATTAAAGTTGCAAAAAACACACAAATAACAAAGCAATTTCTAAAAAACCACCTGCGAAAAATGGGGATTTCAGCGAATTATTTTGATAATATTGAAGAAATATGATTGTACTTTCATTATTTAACGGAATGAACACGGGCAGACAAGCATTAGAAAATCAAGGTTTCAAAGTAAACAAATATTATAGTTCAGAAATCAAACCTTATGCAATAGAATTAACTCAACATCATTTTCCTGATACTATACAAGTTGGCGATGTAACTAAATGGAGAGAATGGGATATAGACTGGAAAAGTATTGATTTAATTTTAAGTGGTTCGCCTTGCCAGGATTTAAGTATAGCCGGGAAAAGTGCTGGGATAAATGGAAGTAAAAGCAGTTTATTTTTTGTGTTTATTGAAATATTTAACCATACAAAAGCATTAAATCCAAATGTTATTTTCTTCCAGGAGAATGTAGGAAGTGCGAACGTTACAGATATTGGAATTATGAGTAGGTCTTTGGGCTTGTATCCTACCAGGATTAATTCTGAATTGGTTGTTGCAGCTTCACGGGACCGTTATTATTGGACAAACATAAGAACTAAACAAACGATGTTTGATGTTGTTACAGACATTCCAGAGCCAAAAGATAGAAAGATAATGTTTAAAGATATTATTACAGATGGATTTACAGATAGAAAAAAATCAACTGCAATTATGGAACGTTATCACGGCTCATTTTACAATGATGAAAGTTCAGAAAACGCACAAAAATATATCATTTCAAGAGATAGTATAGGAATGTGTCCAATAGTTTATTTACCCGGAGGAAAAGCAAGAACATTGAATAAAATAGAAATGTGCAGACTTCAAGGATTTAAAGATAATTACTGTGATATTCTTTCAAAAAAAGATGCCGCAAGTTTATTAGGCGATGGATGGACTTTACCAATAGTAGAACACATTTTTAGTTTTATGAATTAATGATAGCAATAAAAGAAAAACCCTGCAAAGGAATCGGAAAGGCATTTGGTTTTATCGGATGTGGAAATAAAACCATTTTTAGAACTCACGGACTTTGTCCTAAATGCTATCCTAAGTTTTTACAAGAAGATGAACGGGGAAAAATTATAATGTATCAAGCAATAAATAAGGTGCAGAAACCCCGTAAAGACTTCGAGCAATCCCAAAGAGAGGATAAAGAAAAAACAGCCTTAAAAAGAGCCTTAGAGAACACTAAAACACAAGTACACGCATATATAAGACAAAGAGATAAAGGCAAAAATTGTGTCAGTTGCGATACTGCTTGGAACGATAGATTTGAAGCTGGACACCATTATTCTGCAAACTCATATTTAACGCTAAAATTCAATTTAGATAATATTGCAGGACAATGTTTCTACTGCAACAATAAGTTAGAGGGAAATTTTGACCGTTACGCTTTGAATTTACCAAACAGAATAGGACAAGATAATTACAATGAATTAGTAAGACTTGCCGGCATAGATAAACAAGCGGTTAAAGTCTGGAATTTAGAAAACCTAAAAGAGATTAGAAAATTAATTAAAGAAATGAAATGATACAAGAAATAAACAAAATATTTAATGCTGATTTAATGGCAAAAAGCAGAAAACAAAATAATGTATTTGCAAGAATAGCCTACTCTAAAACACAAAGAAATCAAGGTAGAACATTACAATCGATAGGAGAGGAAATAGGAAAAGGACACGACACTATTATCTATTACTGCATACAACACGAGCAGCTTTATAAATTCGACCAAGATTATAAAATAAGATTTAACCAACTAACTAACAACTAAATGAACCCAAAAAGAAAACATACACAGATGCACAAGCTGTTTTGCTTGTCAAGTTTACTGCTCGAAAACCTTGACGAACTAAAACCAACTACACCACGAATGGTTACGTTTAAAAGCGATTTAATAGGGTTTTGCGAGGAACTTAACAACTCAGTAGCAGATACTGCCACCGTGCAAAAATCTACTTACTTCTCAGAGATAAGCAACAAGATCAACACTATTTTAAGAAAAGAATTTAATCCTCAAATGTAATGGCAAAACTATCAAATTTACAACGGATCAATAGAATTATGGAGTTTCTACACAAGAGGGGAAACAATAAAGAATCAGTAAACACGGTGTATCGAAAAATAATTAAAAATAAACTAAAAAAAGTAACGTTGTTGGATTAGTTTTTATTATATTTGTAATCAGTAATGAAGTGGAACTTGTTACTATCTAAAGACATTATAAAAATCCTATCGAGGAGGCTGCGTTCCACACCAAGCCAAATCGATGGGATTTTACTTTTTTAACCAATAGTTTATCGGAACTTAAAACCCTTAATTTTTATGGCAAAGTTTGAATTAAAATTTTTCGATTGTTCTAATGAGGTAGATAACTTTATAATCGATAAACCTGCAAATGTTAATTTAATTAGAATTAGAGTTAATGGAGTTAATTTTTGGTTTGACAAATCAACAGCGATTAAATTAGCAAAAACACTTCGTACTGAAATAAATAAAATAGAAAGTGAGGTTTCCAATGGCTAGACCAGAAAGAAACACCGTTGACTATTTCCCTTTTATTTGCGAAGAGGGTAAAAAAATGTACTACATAGAAGAAACTTACGGAAATGATGGCTTTGCTACATTTATTAAAATCCTTAGAGAATTAGCTAAAACAGACTACCATTATCTTGATTTGTCTAAACCTACAACCGTGATGTTTTTAAGTGCAAAATGCAAAGTTTCAAAAGAAACCCTGCTTTCAATCATTAACGATTTAGTTGATCTTGATAAGTTTAATTTAATGCTTTGGAATGAAAATAAGATAATTTGGTGTCAGGATTTTATAGATGGAATACAAGATGCTTATTTTAAGAGAAAAAATAACTGTATCAGTTTAGAGGGTTTACTCCTCCTTTTAGAAGGTTTAGGGGTACGTAAACCAAGTAAAAGTATACTTAAAGTACCCGTAAACACACAAAGTAAAGTAGAGTATACTAAAGTAAATAAAACTAAAGAAAATAATAACGAAACCATCGCCATTATTTTAAAATCTTTTGAAAGTGAATCTTGGTTAGAAGTGATGGCAATCCAAAATAAAAAAGACATTAACTGGGTTAAAACAAAAATAGACGAATTTCTTGTTTTCCTACTCACTCAAATGAAAGAGCATAAAACTAAAAGCGAGTTTGTAAATCATTTTACTAATTGGTTGCCTAAAAAAGTTGAGGGTGTTAAAATAGAATCAATGAAAAATAAACAATTTTTTAACTCTCCCGTTTTATGAAAAATATATTTTCTTGGGATAAAATCCAAACCAACAAAACAAGCGGCAAAACTAAAATCATTTGCCCAGAGTGTGGACCGACAAGAACCGACAAAAAAGATCGTTCCTTGCAAGTTAATTTTATTGAGGGTTATGCTTTTTGTCATCACTGTAATTCAGTTGCGTTTAAAGAATCAATACAGAAAACAACCGAAAGACAAGATTATAAAATTCCTGTTCAAACGTGGAAAAATTATACAACCCTATCTGATGGAATGGTTAAGTATCTTGAATCTCGCAAGATTTCACAAAGTACTGCAATTAACTTAGGAATCACAGAGGAGCGTTTCTACCAACCGAAATTAGCAAAGGAAGTAAATAACATTACTTTTAATTTTTTCGAGGGTGACGTGGTTGTAAATAAGAAATACAGATCAGGAAGCAAAGACTTCACGCAGTCATCAGGTACGAAATCTATTTTTTATAATATCAACGCTGCAATAGGTCAAGACGAACTTTACATAGTTGAGGGGGAGTTTGATGTATTAGCACTTTGTGAAATAGGGATTAAAAACGTGGTAAGCGTTCCCAATGGAGCAAATGACAATGATCAGTATTGGTTAAATTCTGAAAAGTATATCAAAGATGTAAAACGATTTTATATCGCAACCGATAACGACACAAAAGGAAACGATATAGCCGAAAAGATCGCGCAACGATTAGGGAGATGGAAGTGTGAAAGAGTAAACTTCGAGGGCAAAGATGCAAACGATGACTTAATATCAGGTGTTTTAGATAAAACAATCTACAAAACTACTAAGTATCCTGTGTCAGGAACGTTTAAAGTAATGGACTTGTACGACGATATAACGGCACTTTACGACAACGGTTTGCCTGATACGATATATCCGAAACATAAATCATTTGGAGGTCTTAAAGACGTCTTTTCTGTAATGCGTGGGCATTTAGTTGTAGGAACAGGAATACCATCACACGGGAAGTCAAATTTTACAGAATGGTATGTTTTAAACTTGTTAAGAGATTACCCAATGAAAGCGAGTTTCTTTAGTCCAGAACACCATCCTTTAGCCTTGCATCAAAGCAGCTTTATTCAAAAAACATTTGGGAAAAACTTTTTTCAAGATAACCCCGATTGTCCGAGAATATCAAAGTTAGAAATAGCGAGATACGCAGAATGGGCAAACGAAAAATTATATCTCACTTGTCCTGATAATGGAGAAAGTCCTACCTGGAATTGGTTACTTGCGAAATTCAAAGAGCAAATGTTTTCGTATGGTACAGATATTTTTGTTATCGATGCTTTTAACAAATTAGAGTTTGACGAGAAAGGGCAAAAGTTAGATCAAATTAATTCGATACTAACCAAGCTAACCAACTTTGCCCAAATGAATAACGTAATTATATTTTTAGTGGCACACCCTACTAAAATGGCAAAGAATGAAGCGGGGGTTTATGCTGCTCCAACTCTTTACGATGTGTCAGGTAGTGCAGATTTTAGAAACCAAACGCACGATGGATTTTGTATTTACCGACACTTTGAAAGCGAAGTTTCAGAAAACAAAACAACGTTTACAAACCTTAAAACTAAAATGAGTTTTCAAGGAGAGATCGGAAAAAGTGTTGATTTTGATTATCATATTCCATCAGGTAGGTATTACGAAAAAGGAACTGAAATACCTACTTACTGCCTGATTGATGAATCTATACAAGAAGAAATAAAAGTAGAGTACGTGCAAGAAAAACCAATGATACAAGGAACGCTTGTAGATGCTTTTGGAGATGATTACAACTATAACGAAGAAGTGCCTTTTTAAATAACTTAAAAATAATATTATGAAAGATGGTTTACAAATTTATTTAGAATCTAATTGCATTTTAC